AAAATAAAGAACCGTGATTATCCTCCCGGCTTGAAACCAGATCTCAAATCACGGAAAGCCTTTATTTACTTACATTTTTACACTCTTACTTCTCAACCCTTGATAGCAATACTACCGTCTCAACGTGCAACGAGCGGGGTGGATTGATGTCTTTTACATTGTCGGTAGTCGGAAACACGTCATCGCCACTTTTTGCACTATCGGTAGGCGGGAACATATCGACATATATAATAACTACCCTTTCAAAACTCTAAACATTTCTTCTTTATGCTTTCTTGCTTTTTCTTCCGTCCATTTTTCATCATCGAAGTTCACCAACTCTTTCATAATCTTGAGTTTCAAACTTTGTTCTATAATACTTGGATATGAGGTGATTTTTCCCTCTGGTGGTAAATTAGAAAACTTCGAGTTTCCTGACACTGTAATTAATGCGAGGTTGCCAAAGCCATCAAGGTCATCTGCTTCCCAGCTTTCACCTTCAACGGGATTTTGGGGTTGAAAGTGTTCAATGGAACTTCTAAATTGGAACTGCCACTCATCATATAATGGAGGAATAATTTCCTTGCCCAAGTAAGAATAACCATTCTTATATAAAAGATAATCAAGGTAAGTAAATACGATTCTTTCAAAACCAAATCCACTAGAATTCTCAAACTTTGATTCGAAAACTTTTGTTTTGCAGTAATCTTCAAGTATTTCAATAATGTCACATGATTCATTTTCTAATAAGCTTGTTAATATTAATGAAATCCAATGCATAGTTTTAGGTGATGTGTAGGTTATACGCAAGCAGGATTGCAGAGTTCTTAGTTGTTTATTATTCTGACTATTGTCCTCACCAAATGTTCCTACATATTTGGGTTTATCACCTTTCCCATCATTATACCTTTCTAAACGTTGTAACGACCATTTCCCAGTTTCTTTATAATCTCTAGCATATTCACGTTTCAATATATATTTATCAAACAGTACACGGCATTTTAACATATGAAATAAAAAGTTCTTTGCTTTATCAGCGTCCCCCCAGGCCCATGATAAATTATTTAAGAAATGTTTATCATCAAGGGTTGAATCTTCCTCTTCTAAATTATTAAGTACAGCATTTATCTGAAGTAAAAAATTTGGGAACGAAATAATCGATTCAAAACGTTCATTCTCAACTTCATCCTTACTTATTTCATTATTAAAGAGTTTCTTGTTTTTTAGAATCTCAATCAAAGGAACTAAATTATTGTCTTCATCTTCACTATGAATAAATTCCTTAATTGTATCAAAATCGTTAATATTATCCCTGATACTAGACCAATCATTTGTAAAAAGATACTTTCTAACACTGGGATCAAAATTCATTTGTATATACGAGTCCATGTTAGAGCATTTTTCCCAAATCAATGCTGCCGTTTTTTTATCTTGTTCTGTATCCAATACTTCTAAAAATTTTGCTTTTGCTATTTCATGAAGTTCAAGTTGCTCGCCACGAGTATTCATGATTTCAAAATAATGATTTAAATCTATACCTTGTGGAACTTGTACACGAACAATAAAAACACTTTCCAGTTTTTTAGTTAAATCATTTTTATCTATATTATTAGATTTAAAATAGCTATCAATTATTTGATATCCCTTTAAGATTTCAACAGATGCTAATTCCTCTATTAGCTCATTCTTGTTTCCTTTGCTTAGCATGTTAAGGGTACGGTTTGATTTTTCCCGTGCTTCAAATCTCAACCCATCTTTAGCAAAATTCATACCAAGATAACTTTCTAATAGAAATAGTGTTGTCAACCTCTGTTGCCCGTCTATTACTTCATAAACATTATCATCCCTTTGATTAACAATTAGGTTTCCAAGAAAGTAATTTTTATTAGAGTCGCCAATAGAGCTATCAATATCTTCTATCAATTGTTCTATCTCCGATACTCCCCAAGCATAGTTGCGTTGATATATAGGAACTATATAATGAACATTAGTAAAAATTTTTGATACCGGTATGATTCTTATATTTTTATCCATCATCTACCACCTATTCCATTCACAAAGTAAATCATACACATCCCTGTACTTCTCTTTGTTTTTATTCTCAATTTTAGGTTGCTCTAAAGAAATGAGTTTTAATTCTTCTCCGTTTTTCATTTCACTGATTTCTGAAAACATACCTAATCCATAGTTTACGCGTTCATGTTCTCCTCGCACATATTTATTAATTGTCTGTAGATAGACAGCTTCCATAACCAGCCGCAAAGAATAACTCCAAGTATATAATTGCTGCATCACAGCTTTAGATAGGTTTTCAATTCCAAAGCGATCAGCAAAAAATAATAGCGCACATTCATATAATTGTTTAATGTAAAGATCTCCAGTGCGTCTACTCGGAACTTGTTCCTCTGTATGAACTTTACTCACTAATCTTTGTACTTGCTCAAGTAGATTTCTATAATGTAGAGTGTAATAAAAAAATCGCTTTCCTGCCATAAGAGGCTGTGTTAATTGAAATTGATTTAATGCTCTAGATGCAAGTAATTCATTGCTTCCATTTGCATTAAACTGTTCTACAAAAAGATTACTTGCTTTATGATAAATCGCATAATTAAATACATTTGTGGTTTTAATCCCTTTGAACACATCTATTTTACTAGATGAATAGCCCAAACCACTCTTTCCTTTATACCATTGGGTCAATGGGTAAAGATAGATTTTAAATAGGTCATTCAAATCATCTTGGTTCACATTTTCCCATTGGTTGATAATCCTTATTTTTTGGTTTTCCTCTTCATCATTCATCTCACGTAAATGATATGACTTTAATAAATCATGTGGGGCTAACTCCTTACCGCGCGAATTTTGTGAATCGAAGAATTGAAAAGCCTCTTGCTCGCTGTCTGTAACAATTTGAACTACACTACAACGTTCGAATAAATAATTTTTGTACTTGTTTTGCTCATCTTTCGGTAGCTCACTTATTCTCTTAGATAAAATTTCATAATTAGTTACAATCACATCGTTAGACAGTTGATTGTATTTTTCTTGTAATAACCCCAGATCCTTCTCGCCTAAACAGTATAGAAGAATCGAAATAGTTGTCAGTCGTTGTTGGCCATCGACAATGTTATACTTTCCGTTTTCTTTATGTAAAATTACTGAACCAACTCTATATTCTTGTAAACCTTCATGGTATGCATTATAAGTATCTTGAAAAAGCATATTTGCAGACTTCACACTCCAACTATACGGACGCTGATATGGTGGTAAAGCCAATTTCATATGAAGTAATTCATGAATCTTTCTTATTTTTAATTCATCTTGAAGCAAAGCCATCTGCAAATCCCCCTAACTACTCAAATCTCGATTATGTAATATTTACGACCGTCGCTTAAATCCTGCCAGATAAAATCATATCTGCTTGTCAATGCAATGCTATCTTTATTTTTTCCTACACCTGTTGGCTTAAAAATACAACCGTAAACAGAATATTCTTCTCTAAAAAACCTATATATACCTTCATTGTTGCGCCCTTCATAAAAAGGTCTATCCGAAACAAGAGCAACAGCAGCTGTTTTAGTAAATCCTCGGTCCTTAAGCTCCTCCATAAATTTAATATCCTTCACGAATGAATACATCTGTTCTGGATACTGGCCATTTAATGGGCACTTCAGTTCAATTGCATACTTCTCAGATTTATCTTCATTAAATATAGTGATATCTATTTCTTTTTTTATAGTCTTATTGTCTGGTGTGAAGTATGATACATTTCTTTCAAATTGAATACGATAGTCCGGAAGCTTTTCACGTAGGAATATCCCCAGCTCATGCTGGAGGCTAAACTCATTATAAATTTCAATACTCTTAGACTGCACAAACAAGAAAAAGTCATCTACTAATTGCCTTAAATTAAGCAAAGCATCCACCCCATCCACCCTTATATAATTTATAATTCTTTATTACTTTTCATAATAGTTTTACTATATCCTCAAACCTTCTGATACCTCTGCTGGTTAGATGAGGTCTTTTCAATTGCCTTTATATTACCTTCCATTTTATTTACGTAGTTTAAAAATAAAGTCCCAAGCAGAAGTCGATCCTTTCTGGGTATTCTATTCCATACATAACCCTTGAACAAATCTTTAACAAGAAAGACTTCACCTTCATTCAAGTTTTCAGTTTCCTTAATAGCTTTTTCTAGTAACTCATTAACATCACCCATGTTGTCATCTCCTTATCAATAACAATATCAACAACATTGTTAATAAGATTATATACCTTTTTCCAATTCCAGTCAATGAAAGAAAACCACCAATCAAGAGAATATATCTCCTGAATGGTGGTCATTCATGAAGGTTATGTTTATACATCTACTTCTACACCAGATTTAAATTCAATAGTTAGTTTATCATCATAGACCGTTATTTTCTCTATAAGTCTCCTTACTAGTTGCTCATCATACTCCTCAAGGAGGGTGGATTGTTCATTAAGGAATTTTTCCATATCTTCTAGCCTTTGCTTGGAACCTTTTTTGCCTGCTTCTTCTGCTAAAGCCTTATGCCTTTCTTCTCTGAGCCTATAAATCTCATCGGCAATGTCGTTATAATCCTCTTTGGAATTAGCCAGTCTCAAAAGGTCTTTTTGTAATTCCTCTAGCTTTTTATCTATCTCGGAAACAACATTATTGTCCGTTTCACTTATCACTGTTTCTATATTTTCCTTTAAGGTAAGCAAAAAGCCATCCTTTTGCCCTATTAGTTTATTAATTGCATCCACCGTAGCAAGGCCTATCATATCCTCCAACACGGTTCGGGAATGACAAGTTAACCCTGTATTCTCAAGTCTACTGACGCATCTCCAAACAATCGATTTTTTACCTCGATTATTCCAATGAACTCTACGGTATATTTCGCCACACTCACCACAGAAGATAATTTGCGAAAATACATGATTTGAACTAAAGTTTCTTTTCTTTCCACTAGTACTTATATGTCCTCTACTTCTACGAACTAACTCTTCTTGTACCTGCATGAAAATTTCACGCGGGATAATGGCTTCATGGTTATTCTCTACATAATACTGAGGTACGATTCCGTTATTCACAACCCTCTTTTTTGTAAGAAAATCTACCGTATAAGTTTTTTGGAGCAGTGCATCACCAATGTATTTTTCATTGCTTAATATTTTCCTTATAGTACTGGTATGCCACCTTTTTTTCCCCGCACCTGTAAGTATGCCATCAGCTTCAAGTCCTTTTTTTATTTTATCCATACTGGAACCTTCAAGATACTCTCGGTAAATTCTTTTAACTATTTCAGCTTCCTCCGGCACAATTACTAATCGCTTATTTTCATCCTTGGTATATCCTAAAAACCTAGAACAATTGACCATTACCTCTCCCTGTTGGTATCGGTATTGGTAACCAAGCTTTACATTCTGGCTTAATGACTGGCTCTCTTGTTGTGCTAAGGATGCCATAATGGTAAGCATAATTTCACCTTTGGCATCCAATGTATTGATATTTTCTTTCTCAAAATATACCGCAACGTTTTTATCTTTAAGTTTTCTGATGTATTGTAGACAGTCCAAGGTATTTCTAGCAAATCGGCTTATTGATTTGGTAATAATCATATCAATTTTCCCAGCCATGCACTCATCAATCATTCGATTAAATTCGTCGCGATTTTTTGTATTTGTGCCACTGATGCCATCATCAGCAAAGATCCCTGCAAATTCCCACTCTGAATTCTTTTTAATAAACTCTGTATAGTGTTCAATCTGCACTTCGTAACTACTAGCCTGCTCATCACTGTCTGTAGAAACTCGGCAATAAGCAGCGACCCGAAGTTTTGGTGTTTCATCTTCTTTTCGGTTGTTGCCCACACGTTTTATTGCAGGTATAATCATTACATTTTTATTAACTGCCATCTTGCTGCACCTCACTTTCTATTAAGCTGTATACATATTCCGCTTGTGTAAAAGGATTTGTATACTTCTGAATTACTTGTCCTATGGAAAACTTCTTATAAATAGTAGGTTTATCTTCTGTCTTGGGTTCAAAGATTCTACCTAGCTTTTTTGCTCTCTTTACCCTCTCTGCTTCTGCTCTTTCGTAGGTCTCTTTATCAATGATGGCAGGGTAATAATCATCACCAAGATAACGTTCATTTCTTAGCATCCTTCCAGCAGTTCCATGATAAGCATCTATTCCAGCAGACTTTGCCGCGACCGATAAGGAAAGGCCTGATAAGTAACCCTTATACAAATTCCTAACCTTTTCAGCTTTTTCTTCATCAATAACTGCTATTCCATTCTCTATCCTATAGCCATAAGGCGTATGTGCCACTTTTCTCACATCCTTTCCCTTAGTGTGATTCCACATTTCAGAACGAAACCTATCTCTACCCTTGAGTAAACGATAATTTTTTCAATATAATCATTGAAAATTTGCTCGCTAAAGGTATCTATCATTTCAGCCTTATTTGTAAACTTTATTAAGTTACTGACTTCCTGCACCTTTGATAATTCTCCATTTAAAGCATGAATTAAAGCTTCTTTTTGCCCCATATAATTATCTGCTTCCATTTGCAGTTCATTGTTTTCTCTGTTAAAAAGGGCAGGTTCTAGATAACCCTTTGCCATAAGCTTTACAAGCAGTTCTCTCTGTTCTGCATTTTTTTCAATTTGCTTCTCTAATTCCTGAATTCTTGAAAGGTTATCTGAGTTGCTCATTCCACGCAAAGCATCTAATAGTGGTTGTAGAATAAGTTTTCTTCCGAAAATCAGCTTGTTAATCATAGTAACAAAGGCCGTCTTTACATCCTCATCTCGAATAAACTGCATTGAACATTCTGTTATCTGCTTTAAGTGTTTACTACAACACCAGGCTACATATTTTCTTGTGCCGGATGAATGAATTCGCCTTTTAAAGGTGCTACCACATTCCGAGCAAATAATTTTTCCGGAGAAAGAATACCGGTTTTGGTACTTATCATTACGCTTTTCTATTCCCTTTTCTTTTGCCCTTTGATTTAAGGCAGCCTCTACTGCTTCAAACACTTCATGGCTGATAATTGCCTCATGGTGATTTTCTATTAAATATCTGTTTTTCTCACCATAATTGGTGCGCTTATTAAAACGGGAATCTGTATAGGTTTTTTGCAGTATAACATCCCCGGTATATTTCTCATTTTTTAGAATTCCTCGAATTGTTGTAGCAGTCCAACGACCGCCTCTTTTGGAGGGGATACCCTTCTGATTAAGATCATCTGCTATTTTCTGTGTACCCTTGCCTGATAATACTTCTGCGAAAATATACTTCACAAATTCTGCTTGCTCAGGGTTTACCACCATTTGACCATCAATGTTGTCATAGCCATATGGTGGGTAAGAAATCTTAAAAGTTCCGTTCTGAAATCTCCTTTGAATTGCCCACTTGTTATTTTCCGAAATGGAGATTGACTCACTTTCTGCAAGCCCACTTAATATAGAAAGCATCAGTTCACTTTCCATTGATTGGGTATTGATATTCTCTTTCTCAAAGTAGATATAAATCCCAAGGTCCAGCAGTTTACGAACCATCTCCAAACAATCCGTAGTGTTTCTCGCAAACCTACTAATGGACTTTGTAATAATTAAGTCAATCTTCTTGTTTTCACAATCTGACAGCATTCTGAGAAGTTCCGTTCGGTTTTCTTTTTTGGTACCACTAATTCCCTCATCATAATACAAGCCAACATACTCCCATTCTGGGTTTGCCTTTATGTAAGTCTCATAATGGGATTTTTGTGCTTGTAGACTTACTAACTGTTCATCACTACCCGTAGAAACACGACAGTATGCGGCCACTCGTAGTTTAGGTTTGATAATCGATGCAACCTTATTTCCTTCTATTTTCGTTATCTTTTTCATCGCCTCACCTCCTTCTTGGTAGGTCACATATTACCTCTGAACGCCCAGTATATCAAGGAATATCGGGCATTATCTGTGCTAACATAGGTGAGAAAGTTTCGCGGTTTAATAGCATAATTTTGTTGAACTCTTCCTTTGAAATAAGACCCTTATCAAGCATTTGATGTAATAGCTTTTCCGCCCTATAATAATCAAATTCTCTTTGAAGAGCCTCGGCACTTAGATATTTCCTTTTTGGATTTAATAGTAGATCCTGTTTATCTGTAATTTTAGTAATCTGCATATAGGTAACCTCCATTTCTACAGGTAGACCCCTGCACCTATATGCAAAAATCCCTAATGATTCGAACCCCTAAAGGTCAAAAAAAAATGACCCGAAGAGCTATTACACTCCTCAGGTCATAGGTAAAAGTGTTAATCATACTTTATAAACGCATCCGTAAAGCCAGCCTTTTTCGCTTTGGCAAGCTGGGCCTCTGCATTGGCTTTTACGGAATAAGCACCGATTTGAACGCGGTAGTATTTCTTTTTCTCTGTTTCTCCAGATTTAGCTCCTTCACTTAAGAGGCTTTTTACATCTGCACGAAATGTATCCATACTCTTTCCATGCTTAGGAAACCAGTTTTTCGGATCACCATGATTACTTGCGATTCCTCTTTGATAGCCTTCATAATGGCCAATAATATCTTTTTCAGTTAGATTGTATAATTTGCAAAGATAAACACAAAGCTCTACCGCTTCCTTATAAACCGCATTAAAATACGTGGCATCGGTCAATCCGTCCTCGCATATTTCAAAGCCAATATGTGTATCATTTGCACTTCCTCCAGCATGCCACCCTCGATGGTCCCATGGCAGAGTTTGATAAGTGGCAATTGAACCATTCTTAAGCTTTCCAATGAAAGCATGGACGCAAACCTGTCTTCCGTCAGGTCTATCCTGATTCCAGTGATTATTGTACTGATTTACACCTAATAGACCATCATCCGGTCCAACGTATCTACGAAGATAAGGATTGTTGGCACCGGTGCTATGAACCATGATACCTTTCGGTGTAATCTTTTTTCCTGCCTTATAACATGCATTTTCAGTCAGAATAAGTTTTCTTAGATTCATTGTTCCTTACCTCCTTTATTATGCAACTGAACAAGAATATCTTTTAATTTTTCTGGTATTGGTAGTCCTAGCCGGCCAGCATTTTCTAGCATAGATACTCCTTCATTGGAGCAATAGAAAAAGATAATGGCAGTCCGGAGCACACTTCCATCTCCGATCAGGTTCGTATCAATCAAATGTCCAATTCCAACTAGAATAAAAATGAGCACTTTTTTAAAGATGCCCTTAAACCCTATTTCACTTGATAGCTTCTTTTCAACAATGGCACACATGACACCGGTGATATAATCAGCCACCATTAATGCCACTAATGCATATAAAAATCCATCAAAACCTCCTAAAAACCATCCCAAGAGTCCGCCAAGTACAGTAAATGCAGTTTGTATCCAACTCCAAATTTCCTTCATTATTTTTACCTCCTTCATGATTGGTGCATATATAAAAAGAGTGTCTGCATTATCGCAAACACTCTTGGTTCAGTGTGTTAATTTATATTTGTTTAGGTAAGGCTTCCCATAACCTCATATCCTCCTGTCCCAGAGACCATATCGCAATCCCCCTAAGCTTCCATCGATACGCCGCCTCATTTGCCCAATAGACTAGGCTATCCACGTCTTGGTAGTAAAGAATCGAGAAACCATCAGCATCCCCGAGAAATAGGCGCGAAATCCATACATTAATGTCCTTAGGCACAATCTTTACTGAATAGTCATTTCCACAGATCAATGATAAAAGCCCCGAGTGAAAGAAATCATAATCCATGGAAATATCCTGACTTCTTGTTGAAGCTTCCTCCACATCACTGTTAACTGTAAAAACCTGAAACTCACTATCCCATGTAACACCAGTTCTTTCTAGTCTCCCATACTCCGTTCTTGTTCCATCTGGGAAGATTACATCAAATCTTTCATAAGGTTCATAAGTCCAGGCATCTCCTAATCTTATTAATTCACATAGAATACGTCCATCAGATTGAACTCCGGCATAACCACCTGAATAACCATCAAGCGACGCTGTGAATCGCAAAATACTACTTGCTCCAGAATAAACCCTTACAGAATTACTACGTATCCTCATTTCAATGGTGTACATTCTTGGATTTGAGCGAAGATCTGATGATGGAGTTTTAGAAATTTCGGTTGCATAGCTTCCGATTAGAGTAGAACCATTATATAGTTCAATACGCTGTGAATTAATATTTAAACAGCAAAAGAGTTCTCCACAAAAAATGCCAGCTCGACCACTTCCATCTGAAGGAAAAGCTAATCTCGCTCTTAGATGGACATCTGAGAAACCATTATATTTCCACGCCAACCTCCCATGTCCATCAAGCTGTGAATAAGGGCGAGTAGCTGGATCATTCTTGTTCTGCCACACCTCCCACTCTCCGCTTAATGTTGTCCAATAGCTGGATGGAAGCGGATTTTCATCTCGAAAGTCCTCATACCAAATTAGTGCTGAATCAGGCTTTCTACGAAGTACTTCCGTTGTCAATTTAAATCCTCGATCGGGCTGAACCATTAAACCGTTCACATCTTTAAACTGGCGAGGGGATAACATGAAGTCAGCCTCTCCAGCAGAAGGCTCTTCACTAAAGCTTGAACATACCCGAAATCCATAGAACTGTACTCCTGTTACTGAGGAACTAACTGTGACAGTATGAGTTCCAGCTGAAAGATATACACTCGAAGCCAAAGAGCTCCAGCAAGTTGTTCTCCAGTATGGCCACCATAACCTACTCTCACTAAATACCTTATTTATTCCGTCAAGCGAAACATGGATAGTATTCTTGTCCCAGAAAGGAAAAGAAAAGCGAATGGCTACATCATAAAAACCAGCAGATTCTATTTCAAATTCGTAGGTGGCTTCACCTTCATCTCCAAGTGTAATAAATTGAGATGAAACTGATACACTACCAAAATAGTTATCAGGTGTTCCACCACTACGATCTACATAGATTGTGCCAAATTCAGTTTTTTGCTGCTTACTATAGGCGGTCAAATATCTGCGACGATTGTAGGATTCCTCAAGTAATGGGTATGTTCTTGAAACTGCATCCCAGCCTTCCATGTAGTCATACACATGGGGCAAGGCCCAAGGCACCTTATCATAATCATCCCAATACGCAATGATTGGAATCATTGGTTGAGGTGGCCCGTCATCAGTAAAGTTATATCCTCCTGTCATCCAAAGCTTTGCTGCATAATAAGTGTTTGAAATCCCACGATATGTTATTCCAAGGTTCTCTGGTGTATCATGTATCCTCCAGTTCCAGCCATAGGCGGGCAATCCCAAAAATATTTTTTCAGGATTCATAACCCGAACAGCATAATCATAAATACCTTCCAACCAATCCCTCGGAGAAACCGGTCCCGGAGCAGAACCAGCCCATGCCATGCCATAACTCATAATCGCTGCCGTATCACAGTACGGATTTAAGTCTTCATAGACACACCAATTTTCGCCACCAACCGAGCCTTGTACTCCCGTCATTCCTGGTAAACAAATATTAACGAGTTTAGAAGAATCATAGGCTTTGACAGTATTATATATGTCACGAAATAGGGCATTGGCAGCATCCTTGTTCTCGTAGCCACCTCCACGTTCCAAGTCTATATCAACCCCTGCACACCATGGATACTTTTCCATAATGCGAATGATCTCAGTAAGAAATTTATCCTTCGCACCACTGGTATTATTTCTAAGGGCAGTAAAAATAGAAGCTGTACCATGATTCATAATAGTCAGTAGCCATTTGATATGAGGCCAACGGTTAATATAGGTAAGCATACTGGATATGCTTGTTCCTGTTTCTGTTATTGTCCCGGTGATATCCACTTCAAAAGTAAAAATACCCACCGTATCAATTCGATCACCATAGTCTCGTAATGCTTGATACATGCGGGTATTCCCCATGAAACTCCAGACCATACAACGCTTACCTTTTAAATAGTCAATCAAAGGCGCTCACTTCCTTCCTGCATTTCTTGAAACTCAAATAATACCCGGGACGATTTTCTGTCTTCTAGCTTTATTACATGTTTACTATCACCGGATGCTGTATATTGAAAAAAACCTTCCTTTTCAGTTGGGTTTCCGTTCTTTAAACACTGTCTAGTTGATGCTAGTAGCGAAAAGGTATCACCTGGACTAACTGCCTCTTTAAATTTCACCTTGTGCGCCCCTGCTCCTTGAGACAATTGGATACTACCTGCAGCCATATTCTGGTTAGGATAAATATGACAGTCAAGACCAGTGGAAGTTGAACCCAGATTGAAGAGAATAATCGTCTCTCCGCTACGAACCACTCCGTTATAAAAGCGAACAGGAACTATTGTCTCACTCTCCCGAT